ACGGTGGAGTTGGCGCCTCCGTCGGTGATTGTGACGTTTGTCCCAGCGGTCAAAACCCGCTCAGCACTCAAATCGCCGTCCAAGCCGAGGGTGACATATTTGGCATCGGTGGGGGCACCGCCGCCGCCGCCAGCGGGTACAGCCCATGAATTATCACCCCTCAAAAATGTCGTTGAGCTGGCCGTGCCGCTTGCCGACAGGTCTGCTGTGACTGTGCCGGTGGTGGTGATGGTGCCGCCGGTGACATTCACAAACGTGCCGTTTGACGTTGCGACACTCGTGACTGTTCCATTGTTTTGGGCAGCTATTGTGATAGTGCTGCCTGCGCCGGCATCCGTCAAACTGATCCCGGTGCCAGCGGTCAACACCCGCTCATTTGTGAGTGTGCCATTCGTGGAAAGGGTGACAAACGTTGCATCAGCGGGCGCTCCGGCGGTGGCGGATGCGGCTGCGGTTAACCGCCCTTGCGCATCAACTGTGATGTTGGTGTTGGTGTAGCTGCCCGCCGTTACAGCTGTATTTGCCAAATCAATTGTGCCGCTCGTGGTGATTGTTCCACCATTGAGTCCGGTGCCCGCCGTGATGCTGGTGACGGTTCCACCAGCTGCTATTGCGGCCCACGTATTGTCACCGCGCAAATATGTGGTGGCTGATGCTGTGCCCGTGGCCGACAGGTCTGCGGTGACTGTGCCGGTGGTGGTGATACCGGCAACCGGGTTAGTGGCTACGTCAATGAATACGCCATTCAGGGAATCCACTTCTGTAACGGTCCCGGAGCCGTCAGCATCTACCCACTGGAGCACAAAACTTCCATCTGTTGAGAGTATCTGGCCATCACTACCATCAGAATCGGGCAGCGTCCAAATGCAGCTTGACGACATAGCCTGAGCCATAAAGCCAGCCGTCTGCCCGCCATAGGCCAGCCGGATTTTTCCGCCTTTTCCCGCTGAAGTTGTCGCGGGCCAATTTTGGGGAACGACAGTGAAACCATCGGTGCCATGTTGGTAGAAATATGGACCTGAGCCTGAGCCACCCGGACGCGCTGCGCGGATCCCGTTGCCCATCAGCAAAAGATCCGCTGAGAGTTGTGGCGCTGGATCACATTCCAATGCAGTTCTCAAATCCAGCTCAAAAGTCACCTGATTTGTGTCGTTCAGGTTGAGCTTGAATTTGTTGAACTCCGGCGCACCTGTGGTGATTTCAGTAATGGATCTAAAAACAATATTTTCAATGAATCGCTTTACCCGCTGCGCTTCAAGTGCGTCAAGGAGGGTTGGGGTGGTGCCCTTTTGAAATGAGGATCCAAAAAGATATACATTGTTGGGAGTGGCTCCAACATTTGTTGACTTGATAATGTTGGCACTCATTTCTCTATTCTGCCTCAGCGAAGTATGTAATCATTTCCCAAATGTTCCCGGCACCATATGCCCGTTTGATCTCCACTTCTTTACAAACAAATTCTGTCTCGCTTGCGCTCCCGGTCACCTTGGTTTTGTACTCCGCATATGTGAGGGTGGGCGGAGTTGCGGAGCTGGGCGACTGAGCGCCCGCATTGCTGATTGTATCGTCATCAACATAATCCACGTATGCCATAGTGGCCGTCTGAATTGTCATCTGCGGAACAACCGTGAATGTTGTCCACGGAGTTGTTGACATAACATATTCGTGGTACTCCCGGATGCGCACCACCTTGGTCATTGGTGGGCGGTAGACACTTGTATCTGGCGAAACAGGGGCATCAGCATCCCATTCTGAATAGTACCCCGGAAAAGTGACAGACCCAAATGTGTACGTATTGAATGCGCTTGGGATGGTTGCATTCCATCGTGTCCACTGGAACATTCCCCCCGTTTGCTGATACTGCGGCGTGGATTCTTCATACAGATAATAGCCACTTGCATAAGGGTCCTCAGTGTCTAATGCTTCAGCGACCCAATACGCCTGTTGCTGTGCATATGTGCGCCCGAAAATGATTGCGGTGTAGTTTCCAGCATTTGCCAAAGGATATTTGTAGCCGGTGGAATACAGCGCAATTGGTGTTTCAAAATCTGGTCCGCCGGGATTGCCGGTGGTGGGTGCGTCATAAATTATTGCCATAACATTACTGGTTTACAAATTTACCTTTGAGAGTGCGGTCAATGCTTTTGAGGGTGGTGTCCATTGAGGATAATTTGCTCACGATTGGTTTCAACGAGGTCCGCAAGCTGCCTGTTGTAATTCTTCCGCTGCTCACACTTGCACCTTTTGCTCCTCCGCCACCGCCAAACCCTAATTTGCCAGCCGCGCTCTTGAGCAACCCGCTGGCGCCACCCACCACTTTGCCAGCAAGATTCAGCGCCTTCCCGCCCAGCTCCAGAACTTTGCCAAAAATTCCCTCAATAATTTTTGCCATCGAGGTGAAGGCGTTCAGGATCCCTTTGATTTGTTTCCCAATAGATTCAAAGACTTTCACCACAATATCACCCAAGGTTTCAACAACCTTGCCAATACCATCAAATATCGTTTGGAACACTACGGCAATGCCCTCAAGCACGGTCCGGGCCACCTCCTTGAACGTCTTGAAAATTTTGAAAATTGTGTCTAAGACCTTTGAGACAATTTTTTCAATCAATTCAAATGCTTCTTTGAAATCTTTGGTGATCGTTCCACCAAACAGAATCCAATACACAAAATCTTTCAGCTTCCTGAATAGACTTATGATGAAATCAATTACGCTTTTGGTCGCATTTTTGACTTTGTAAAATGCAGTCACCCAAGCTTCAGCTGTTCTGCCAAGCTGTAATTTGATGTTATCGTACAACCACGAAAAAATCGCCCAAGCTGTTTTCAGCTGTAAGGCAAGGATGTGAATAAATCCCGAAATTGCATCAACGATAACCATTATGGCAGGCTTCAAAAACAGAATCGTTTGGATCAGGTAATTGACGTACAACATTATCACTTTAATGCCTTCAATCAAAAAGAAAACAGCAGCACCCGCAACCTTGAATGCAAGCGGCAGGACTACACTGAGCGTTGGGGCCAATTGAGTAGCAAGCCTGATGATGACTGTGTAAACCAACGCCACTATTTTCATCATATTGCCAATAAATTTTACTAGCTGCACAAGGATCTCCCCGAATGAGCCACTCAGATAGTCGATTGCTTTTTTGAAAACACTTGTCCCTTTGACGTTATCTCCAACAGCGCCTCTCATATCCTTAAATGCACCGACCAGCGCAGCAATTTCACCGCCAATTTCGTGCTTTATCATTTTGAAAATTCTTGAAATTGAAGCAATAGCATCAGTCAGTCCGGGGATCTTGCTCATCCATTCTTGGAGTGCTGCACCGCCTGCGCTTACAAGGTGTTTGAATCCCCCAATGATCATTTTTACAATGTCCCCAAACTTTTCCTTGATGCCTTTCCAAATCGTGTGGAAAAGATTTTTCAAGTTGCCGCCCAAACTTCCGAAATTACGTTTGAGGGTGTCGATGAGATTCTGAAACTTTGCTTTTGTTGGGTCAATAATAAACGCCATTGCTGCTGAAACAATCTGGAATACATCCTTGAAAACCAACCCTACATCCTTTGCTACTTTTGAAAGGAAATGAATCACCAAGAAAATGTTTTTGTACAGAACGACAAAATAACCCACCAGCGATTCAATAGCCGGGATGAGCATTGGAGCCAGACCAACAATGATTTTACCGAGCTTCTGAATTGTTTTGATGACAAGCCCTGCCACCGGCAGCAAAAATTCACCGAGTTTGCCCCACGGCAAACCCATAATTGCTTTTTTGACCGCATCAAAAGTTGGCTTCAACCCTATCACCCAAACACGTGCAAATCCGTTGATGAGTGCCGCCCAATTTATGCTATCAATTTGGCTGATGATTTTCATTATCACAGGTGTGATTTTCTCGACCAGAGGGGCAAGGGCTTTGCCAAATCTAACCATCACAACTCTGAACGCTGAACTAATTTTGCTGAAGCTCCGCGCCAAGCCTTTGTCCATCGTCGCAAACTGCGCCTGTGTTGTCCCTGCCTCATTGCCCATCGCCCGCGTGGCGGCGGCAAAAGCATTCGCCCCGCTCTCAGTCAGTTGCAACGCCATTTGCCCAGCCTCCATCCCGCCAAACATATCCATAATGGACCCACCAGTTTGGTCGGCACGCTGCTTCATCATTTTTAATGCCTGCTGCATTGTCCCACCGGCTTTGATAAAGTCTGGAAATGATTTGCCTGAAATCGCCTCGAAATTCCTTGCCGCGAACATTCCTGACTTCCCCAATTCCCCCATCAGACTTTTCAGGCCGGTGATTGACTTTGCGGTGTTGCCGGTGATGCTAGTTGAGGTTGCGAGTGCTGCAGCTAATTCTCCAAATGAGATGCCGAGCGCGGCTGCGAGCGGTGTCGCATCTCCCAAAGATTTTGACATTTCAAGAAAAGTTGTTTTGCCCAACCTGACGGCAAGAAACATTATGTCAGAGGCTTTGGTGGCTGATATATTTTCTTTGCCGTAGGCATTGATCACGCCGGTCAAACCATTCACTGCCGTCTCCAGATCAACAGCACCACCAATAGCTGCCCTTGTTGCAACCCCAAGAAAGGACATCACGTTTTCCTTCGGAACACCCGCACTGAGTGCTTGATAAAGTGCCGGCACAACTTCTGCAGGCAATATGCCCATCGTTTTTGCGAGCTTCAAAACATCGGATTCCATTGCCGACATTGCCGCCTTGGTCATCCCCGGCATCAGGGTGAACACCTCCAGCATCCCCTTTTCAAATGAAGCAAATTCTTTGACGCTCTTTGAAGCAAAAATAGCCATTGCCGCGCCCGCCAACAGCACGCCAGTTTTTACCGCAGCCCTGACCATCGCCATAGACCTTTTTGCCCACGCTTTCATTTTAGCACCGGCCTTCGCCAATCCCCGCGCCATCATTGAGCTATTCACACCGATGATTGCGGTGATGCTGAATTTTTTACCCGCCATTTTGTTCCTCCTCCGCCGCAGCGCGGATTGCCTCCTCATCCGCAGCGCGGATTGCCTTCAGCATATCTGAGCGCACCTTGTCCGCATTTGGGCTGAATGATGGCTGGGGGGATTCGCTGACCCTTGCCCCAATTGCGGTTGATAATACCATTGCCCGTTCCACGGGCATTTTCATTATGTCCTCATAACTCCAATGATACTGGCTCGCAAATGCATCTACCATTGACGGTAGCCAGTTTGATTCAGTTGAAGATCCGTCCCCACCGCTCCCCATTGATTCAGCAACTTCATTCATATACTCAGCAATGAGTTGGGCATATTTTTTCCAATCAATGAGGTAATTATTCCAAGTGAATTTTTTGCCAGCCCATTCGCCCACACGAAAATCTGGTGAATTGACCCAGAGAAAAGCCAACACATCAACCCGCTCCGGCTGATGACCAAAGACAAAGGGTGAATTGATCTGCTCCAGCCAGAGCAGTCTTTCAATTGTCAACGGCGCAATCTGGAACCGGCCAAGCGGGATGATGATTGGCAAAAATGACAGGGCAACATTAGCCCGGTCTTGCTCCCGTGCTTCTGCCAGCTTCGGTTTGAACTGCGCCCAAACCTCAGCAGCAGTCGGCATCAGTTAATCTTTTCGTAAAATGAAACGGAGCATTTGCCGTAATCACCAGCTGTCTGCGCGTCACCAACTTCTGTTAGGATGTAGGTGCCGTTGTTGCGGCCATCACTTACAGACGTGACCATCTCTTGCCCAATTGTTGGGTTGACTGTAGTGCCGGCGGCATACTGCAACGTGGCAGATCCTTCAATGCGGTTGGGCACAATAACGCTGCCCAGTCCTTCACCGTTTGAGTCGTTGATGTCAACGCGGTTTGATCCGTATGTGAAGCTCATAGATTCACACACATATGTGATGCTGTTGATGGTAACAGGGGAATCCTGTATGCCAAATGATTGTGTTCCATCTGATGTGATAGCCATTTTTTTTTGTTACTCCTGTTTTACTGGTTTGCCTGTATGGGGGTGAGTCCCGTTCTTTACTAATGGCTGGGTGTCAACCTTAGCTTGGCCACGCATCATCCCTGATCTCCCAAACCAGTGAATAGTTGAGCTGAGTGACATTAACATCTCCGTCAGTATCATAATCTGTCCCTGACGGGCGTATTTCCTTGAGATCATAATACTGTACATTGGAAGCACTCAGAGCAAGGGTGCCGCTGTAGCTCGCAGCTGCGGCACTCGTGACGTTGAGCTCTGAGTCAGAAGAAATTGAGGAAACTACAAACGCATTACCATCAACTGTGAAGTGATTCCCCACCGCAAGCTCAGTCGTGAATGCCGTTCCTGTGCCGGTCAGGTTTGTGGTGCCGTTGCTGATGGATCCGGTGCCGGTTAGTGTTCCCCCCGGTCCCCCGCCATACCAGTTTGTGCCTGAGCGCATTAGCACTGTCCGGACCTTTGACCGGTAAGTGGCGTGGTCAGCGGCACCACCAGTTGCGTTATCAGTAATGACGCGCACCTGAAAATTTGAATTGAATGCCCGGTAATCTTGAGTGTCGCTTGAGCCTCCGCCGTTGTGTGGCGCAAACGGTTCAAAGGCATCTTCAACCATAAACTGAATTTCAATCCGCGGCAGCACAAGTGAATCTTCAGTCACGGTCCTCACCACTGATATGCCTACATCACTATTGAGAAAAGTCACTGCGGCAGTTTCCCAGTGATACTCAAAATTGTTCAGGTCATTGAGATCAGTTGCCGCCATTAGTTGTTTGATTGGTATTGGTTGATGCAAATGAGTTTGAGCAACAATCCATCCGGGGATTTATCTGTTTCAAACACCTTGTAATTTGTGCCGCCGGTGGCCACAACCCACCCCTTGCTTGGGACTGTACTCAGCCCGTTGATATTGAGATAAAATTTCTGGTCAATAATTTCCTCACGGCCATTGATCTCGACCATAAACGATTGCCCCAGTGTCTCGTGAGATGCTGTAAATTCGACACCGGAGGATGAGGATGGGGACACAGTTGTGAGAGTGACCTGACAATCAAGGTTTGCAAAATCAAGGTCTGCTGATAACTGCGCTGTTGTGTAGCTTGCCATTTATTAAAAAACCTCACAGCGGCCACTCGCAGACCGCTGTGAGGTTTGGCGACAACCCCTTGCCCCTACGCGCCGGTGATTTCTTCGCCCGCGTTTGCGTTGATGATGACCTCATCCACACAGTTGCGCACACGGACCACGCTGGCGGGTGGTTGCTCGGTGCGGTAGGTTTCAGAGACGAACTGCCCCCCACGCGCATTGTAAGCCAACGTGCGACCAATACCGCCGCTGCTGAATGGCCCGTTTGCAAGTGACGCCACATAATAACTCGTTGTGGGCCAGATTTTTGTGCTGCTCCGGGACTGCCCTTTCGAGGCGGAGTTGTACCGGGTGTTGCAGATGATAACTTCATCCACGCCAAGGACCTTCGCCACTTGATCTGTAGCCCACGCAAACGTGCCCGAGCCATTTATCAGGCTGCGCATATCGTCAGTTTGCACCATCTCTTGATACAAGCTTGCCTCAATCACCAGATGCATCCCACGCCAAATTCCGTTGGCGTTCAAACGCATTACTGCGTTTTGAATATCGCTGATGGGCTTTGCTGTGCTGGCGCTGCTCATTACTGCGGTGGCCGCAGTTCCGTTGAAACTAGCTCCGCTCAATGCTGAAGCAACACGCAGCTCGTGTCCTATCATCAAGTCATCAGCCAATTGATTGGCTGCGACTGTTGCGATGTCGAGCAGCGCATCTGTCTGCGCATTAGCAATGTCAAGATCATCAAGCATATTCTCAACGCCATACTCAACGCACTCAAATGAGGCACTCTCAAACTCACCGGAGGTGCTGGCAAAATTTGCCCCTGCTGCCCGTGGCTTGCTGATGTCATTCTCAAATTGATTGCCCTTGATTAGAACATACTTGCCAGACTGGGTGTCGGTCCCCTGAACTGGAAGTATGCGTGTGCCGACAAACTCCTGACGGTCAACCTCGTTGACTGCTTCGTTGATGATCGGATTGAATGTTGCTGATGCAGATGTAAATATGCTCATATTTTTATTTCCTAATTTTGATCAGGTTCCACGGAACCATGTTAAAACTTCAATTACATCGCCATCCGTCGAGCTTGCTTGCAGAGCATAACCCACTGAACGGTTGCTGGTATCAGTGCCAATCTTGCCGCTGCCGTCTGTGTAGACCACATCGCCCACCGCGATTGTGTTACCTCCACAAAGCAGCTGACTGCTTCCGCTGGCGTCAAAGAGTGCCACATTCCCAAAAGCTGAAGCAGCTATGGCCTCAGTGGTTGCACCGATTGTTAAATCAGTTGCGTTGTCTCCGTTCACGCTGATCGTGCCCGATGAATCTAATGCCACGACCGCGTACGGTGCTATGGCGACAGCGGTCGCTTGGAACGTCCGCCCTGATGCTTGTGATGTAGTTGATCCCATTTTGATTTAGTTGTTTTGGTGGAATAGTTCCGGGTTTGTTTTGGCAATCGCCAGCACAGCCGTTGAGCGGTTCTGCATTGGATTGACTTCAAGATATTTTTCAATCAGATGTTTTTTGGCCTCCTTCACAGATGTGAAAGTGTCACCTTGTTTCTCCTTGATGGGCTCCGTGCCTTTATGAAGTTTTGTCAACTCCTCCACCCGTGCTTCCTTTTCCCCCAAGAGTGCTTTCAGCTCCGCCACTTCAGAAATTTCTCCGGCTTCAGCGCGGTCAGGTACACCGACCATGTCCATCACCTCTCTGAGGCGGCGGACAGCACTTTCAAGGTGACTGTAAACCTCCTCAACGGCTGCGCGCATTTTTTCCTGATATTCATCATCTGGCTCTTCAAGCTTCTCCAGCTCATCGGCTTCAGGTTTCTCATCGTCATCGCGGTCCTCAGCAGCATCCTCCTCGTCAGCCACCTCATCGCCCTGATCCTCCTTGGCAATTTCATCCTCCTCACCGCGCTCCTCATCCTCACGGTCCTCGTCATAATCGTGTTTTGCCAATTTTTTCTTCGCCTTTTTCTTTGGCTTGGGCTGCTCCGGATCCGGCGGTGGTACAACTGGTGCAATTTTTTCCTCATCAGATTCGTGATGAGCACTTGCTGATTCGTTGGAGGGTTCCCCCAGTTCAATTTCGGTCTTCATATCTTTACTAATGTGCTCGCTGTCAACCTTACCTGAAAACAAAGCGCCATTTGCTGCTGGCGTGTCTACAAAATCGGCTGACGTTATGGTTAGTGGTCTGACTGTTGGAACGTCAAACCGGGCATTTTCTGGAACGTCAAAACTGCCATCCATTGGAAGCTCCGACCCATCCGACATTTCCCAAAAAAGTTGGCCTTCAAAAACGATTGAAACACCGAATGTATGCGGAGCCACTTCAGCTATTTCAAACAGCCGGTCAAATTTCTCAGGCTCATATTTTTTGAAACTCTCAAGCGCTGTAAATTTTCTGGCCCGGATCTTGTCCTTGTCCCGGTAAAAGCCGCTGAAGTATCCCGCCTCAGTCAAGAGCCGGTCCCCAGACGCACCGCTGTGGCTCAGATATGCCGGGAGGGATTTGTTGAGCAGCAAGGTGATGGATGATTCCAAGGTTTTTTGGCTGATCATCATTCCGTGGCCTTTGGCCTCACCAGCTGACAGGATGCTCACATCCATAATGGTTCCCGCCTCCCGGTCCACCACGCCAGCTTCAGTTGAGAAGCAAAAAGTGGAGAATGATTGTGTGGTGCTTTCCTCAAATTGCGAGTGACACACCGCCACGCGCTGCTTTTCATCTGGATAATCTTTGACCATTATTGCTGTCTCCATACATCTGCCGATAAAGTCTGACTCTGATTCAGAGCCACTTGGGATCGGCATTGGCATTATTTCCCTTTTGATTTATGCGATGGCGCCGGATCCGGAGCCGGAGCCGGATCTGATTTTTGCGCAGCCGGTTTTTTGATTTTCCCATCCTCAATTGCTTTCACCCAATCCTGTTCCATCGTGGTGAGTTTCGATAGCAATTCGGGGGAAGGGTTTGACAGATATTCGCTGCATTTTTTTCTCATAATTATTCTTCAGGTTTTGAGTTTTGATCTTGTTGCTCTGGTAATGCTTCATCATCCTTGGTCAGGTCAGTGTAGTTAGCTTGGGCGGTTGTTTTAATCTGGTTAAACAGTTCACGCCAATCGCCCACACCAAACTCTGCGGCAACAAGTTTCGCATCAGAAATGTTTTGCGCTTTCCTGCGCATAACATTCAGGGCGCTGTCACCGAATGTGCTGGCAACGTCATCAAGGGACATCGCACCAAGGGACACATATTTCAGATCAGAATCCACCTGAGCACTGCGATTGATCCACCTGAAGCGCGGAGGTTGAAAGCGAACTTTGAACGGATCTTGAACATCCACAGGCACGGAAATCTCCCCATCAGCCACCCATTTTGCAACGCGCCAGCGATACACTTTTTTCATCAAATCAATCAGGGTGTTTTGTTCCTCCTCAACCTGAGCTTGATATTGCAGTACCACACCCTGAGAGGCGCTGAATGAGGATCCGCCAATGTCACCAAGCATAAATTCATACGGAATGCCGATGGCCGCACCCACTTTTCGCAGCTCAAATTTTAGCCACTCGATGCCGTCCACATTGGGCCGGCCATTAGGTGAGATGGTTGAAATGTCCTCCCCCGGCTCAAGATAATGAAACGTGCCAGGCTCAAAATTTTCCAGACGGCCAACTGTATCTTGATCACCCGCTGCCTCCCTGTTTGCTAGTTCAAAATTGACTGCACCTTCCCTCTTGATAACTGCTGACAAGCTGGCGGACACTTTGGCCGCAATCATTTCAATTTCCTCATACTCAGAAACATCCATCAGCGTGTTTACACAGGGCGCAAGTGTAGGGACACCACGCCATTGCGATGGCCGCTGGCGTTTCATATACAGCTGGAAATTGTCAGCTGAGACGTTCTCAACATCAATCAGCGCCCCGTTTACCCTCCTGCCCACTTGATACTCCACCGGCCTGCCATAATCATCCACAATCACACCATTCTTGTCTCTATCTGCTTCTGAGAATCCTACTGACCCTGCTGGTGATCCGATGCGACTGCCTTCAAAGATTTGCAGCAAACCTTCGCTGCCAAAGAGGATTCCGATGTCACCAAAGAACAAAGGCGCGTCCACAATTTCTTGCTGAACTTGCTTCATATTCATCATATGAGTGACTTCCGGATATTCTGCCCACTCGTGCCACAGGTCAAAAACTTGCTCATTGAAATCGTCTGAGGATGTTGCCGGTTGCGGCACAAGGCCGGAGCCAACGACATCGGTGCGCTTCAGCCGTGAAATTGATTTCACGATGGGATTGTTGCGCTTCATATTGAGCAGATTGCCCACCAGCTCATCCCGGTCATAAGGGTTTAGCTCAACATTTTCATCCCGGATGGGGTGAAATCCTTTTGCTTTTCTGTAGCGGTTTGACTTCACGGCATCGTATCCAAACAGGATGCGCCCGGCTGTCCTCACTCTATTCCAAATAGTCAGTTCCATTTTTCAAAGTCGATGCGGTTTTTGCCGTATGCCTTGTATGTAGTTGAAAGCGCAAGAATTTCCCGTTCACGCTGTTCAATTTCCTTCCAGAGATCAGCCCGGTCAACGTATGTGAATGTACGATCACCGAGTGTATAGCTGGCTGCGGGAGAAGTGCTGATTGCCGTGTATGCGGTAACAAGATTGTCACGCAATGTTATCAGCGTGCTTTGTGCAATACGCTCTGCCATTACTAATGGCCTGCGTGTCAACCTTGCAGAAGATTCACGCCCTGTTCAGCTGTCTTTTACGAAAACACCCGGATATTTTGCCTTGAGTTTTTTGGCTGAATCAAATGCGCCGTGTTTCAAGTTGCGCTTGAAATATCCCTCCCGC